TTCCAATACAAAGGCTCCAACTACTTCATATCGTTGTATGTGGATTACGACAGAGACACAGGGAGTGTACATTAATGGTTGAATTCACAATAAGCCAAGGGGCCTTAGACTTCGCACTAGGGGGATGTATTGGCATAGTGGTCTATGTGGTAGGCTTCTTAATCTACATGCACTATAGGTTTAAATAACATGAGCATCACAGGTATTGTGCTACTTGATAACCTACTCACACTCACTCTAGGCATTGCAGGTGTTACAGCAGGCTTAACGGTAGGTGTATTCGTAGGTGCACTTGTGTTCTGTATATGTTACGACGTGTGGCAATCTTTCAACAATAAGGCTTAGCTATGTATATGATATTCGTGTTCCTCATCATTGTTCCATTCGCTGTCTACCTGCTACATGACTGGCTAGATGACCACACTGATATGAGTAGTGTTATGCGTGATAGGCTCATAGCCGTCCTATACGTGTTCCTAGTGGTGGTTGTGTACTTCCTAATAGGCTTCCTTAAGTCTCTGGCAAACAACGGAGCACTGTAACGTATGCCTGCATTACAAGTAAGCAAGAAGCTTGAGCCATTCCTAACCAAGAACAAGCAAATTAAAGTAGCTATTGGTGGCCGTGGCTCAGGTAAGTCACTTGGGTTCGGTGATATGCTTACGTTCAAGATGCTTACGGAAGAGGCAGATGTATATTGCCTACGTGAGTTCCAAGACTCAATAGCCGACTCTGTGCACCGTGTGTTTGAAGGTAGTGTCAATGACCGCCTGAAGCTGGAGGGATGGACAATACAGCGTGACAGCATCATTGCACCTAATGGGGCACGCACCGTATACAAGGGTGCAGCACGTAACCCTAACAGCATACAGTCCGCACAAGGGTTCAAGTACTCGTGGTTTGAAGAGGCACACACCATAAGCCAAGAGACACTGGATAAGCTCCTACCCACCATCCTACGTAACAAAGGGGCTGAGTGCTGGTTCAGTGCCAACCCACAGAGCCAAGGTGACCCATTCAGTAAGAGGTTCATTGCCCCGTTCAAGAAGTGGCTGGACAGGGATGGGTACTACGAGGATGACATGCACCTCATTGTTGTCATCAACTGGCGTGATAACCCATGGTGGACAGACGAGGCAGACGCCTTACGACGCTATGACCGTGCTAACCTGACCCGTGCTAAGTATGAGTGGGTATGGGAAGGTGCGTTCAACGACGAGGTGGAGAACTCTATCATCAAGTCTGAGTGGTTCGATGCAGCCATAGACGCCCACAAGATAGACAAGTACGAGGAATTCTTCAAAGCTCGTGGTGTGATGGTAGCAGCCCATGACCCTAGTGACAGCGGTAACGATGATGCAGGATTAGCCATACGCCATGGGAGCGTCATCACAAAGGTGGCAGCTAAGCAACACGGTGAGATTGATGAGAAGTGTGATTGGGCCACAAGTATAGCCCTACAGGAACGCGTGGACTGGTTCGTGTGGGATGGTGATGGCATGGGCACAGGCCTCAAGAGGCAGGTACACGACACACTAGCAGGCACACGTACAGACTTCCACATGTTCAAGGGTAGTAGTAGTGGCTCAGGTCAGGACAATGCGGACAGAGTGTACGAGAAGGACAGCCACCAGCAGGGGCAGAAGCAGTACACCTACCGTGACACGTTCAAGAACAACAGGGCACAGTACTATACGGCCCTAGCACGCAGGTTTTATAATACATATCGCCTAGTGGAGCATGGAGTATACGCAGACCCCGACGAGTGCATCAGCCTTGACAAGGACGGTATCGCCAATATAGCCCAGCTACGTAGTGAGGTGTGCCGTATCCCCAGCAAGCACAGCAATGGGGGCCTGATTCAGATAATGAACAAGCAAGATATGAAGAAAGAAGGGATTGCAAGCCCTAACATGGCAGATAGTTTGATGATGTGTATGTGGAACCCCGCCCAGTCCTCTAAGAGGAAGAGGCAGGACGCTCTAAGCTTCACGCATCAGCAGCACACAGCGCAAGATTACGACCCATTCAACTATTGAGGTGTTGACATGAGCACGATTATAGATATACGGGCAGGACAGAAGCGGGATATACCAGCACTGGAGCAACTTGTCAAGGAATTACACGACAATTCCTCCTTTAAGTACAGCCACTACAGCTATGACAAGACAGTATCCAGCATATGGGAGATGATAGAGCAGGAGCATATGTGTGTGTTTGTGGCAGAGGAGTATGACGGGGAGCATTACACCATTGTTGGGATGTTCATGGGATTTGTTGCAGATTATTGGTGGGGGGATAGCTTATCTTCTTCAGATTTGTTATTGTATATCACACCAACCCACCAAGGCAAGAAGATTGCACCATCTTTGTTAGATGAGTACGTTGCATGGGCTAGGGGGCAAGGGGTACAACCCCGTCAGATTAACATCGGAATTAGTACAGGCGTTAACGTTGAGAAGACAACTGCCCTATATGAGCAGAAAGGTTTCAAGGTTAGTGGTGTCAACTTCAATTACATGAACAGAGGTTAGTGATATGTGCGGAAGCAAAGGTTTATTCGGTAAAATATTCAAGGCAATTGGTCTGGCACCAGATAAGCCCAAGGCTGTAGACCCACAGAAAGCAGTTGCAGCAGCAGCAAAGAAGGCCGAGCTTCAAAAGGCAGCAGCGGCTGAGATTGCAGCTAACAAAGATTTAGAGCGTAGACGTAAAATCAAAGCTGGTGGAAGACAGTCCACTATCCTAACAGGTAATGACAAGCTAGGTAGCTAACTATGATGAGCAAAGCCCAGAATGTAATCAAGCGCTATGACACGCTGAAGGGGAACCGTGGTAACTGGGATTCCCACTGGCGTGAAATAGCAGAGCTTGTGTACCCACGTCGTGATGACTTTGATACTAAGCGTTCAGCAGGTGAGAAGCGCATGACTAAGGTGTTCGACTCGTCACCTATACACGCAAATGAGTTGTTGGCCTCTGCTATGGTGGCCCTGAATGTCAACCCATCCACTAAATGGTTTAAAGCTAACACTGAGAACATGGATGAAGAGGCCGCCCGCTGGCTAGATGCCGCGGGTGAAGAGATGCTACGCCAGATAAATGCGGCAGATAGCGGGTTTTACACTGCTGCATACGAATATTTTACAGAGTTTTGTGCCTTCGGCACTGCGGCTATGATAATTGAAGAGCAGGAAAACCTAAGCGGATTAAGGTTTCAGGCCCGTTCTTTGAGTGAAATTGTAGTGGCAGAGGGTGCGAGTAACAAGATTGACACGGTGTTCAGGAAGTTTGAGTACACGGTGAACCAGATAATGGAAAGGTGGCCGGACAATGGTAGCGAGGTGGTTAATAAGCATCACTCTAAGGGTGAAGTTGATAAAACCTTTGACATCATACATTGCATTAAACCCCGCGATAACTATGACGACAACAAGAAGGACGCCAAGAACCTACCTATTGAAAGCGTCTACGTGCTTAAAGCCGACGAGTTAATCCTTGAGGAAGGTGGCTACCATGAGCACCCACTACCAGTGGGAAGATTCTACAAGTCACCTATGGAAGTGTATGGAAGAAGCCCAGCAATGACGGCATTACCTGACATCAAGCTCCTTAACGAGATAATGAAGGTGACTATCAAGGGTGCACAGAAGACAGTTGACCCAGCTTTGTTGCTCCCGTCTGGTGCATTCCTTCAGCCACTACGCACAACGCCAAGCGGTATCAATGTATTCGATAGCTCTAATGGCCTTAGTGCGAATCAAGCGATTGGTCAGCTACCAAGTGCGAATCCTAACATTGGTTTGGATATGGTGGCATACCTGACGGACAAGATTAGGTCAGTGTTCTTTGTTGACCAGCTACAGCTTGCAGGTAGCCCACAGATGACAGCAACAGAAGTGTTACAGCGTACGGAAGAGAAGACCCGCCTCATGGCCCCTATCCTCGGGCGTGTGCAGTCGGAGTTTCTGTACCCAACACTTGACCGTGTGTTCGGAATACTATTCCGTCAAGGTAAGTTTGGACAACCACCTGAGTCAATGCCTGCTGAGTTTGAATTTGAATTCACCGGCGCAGTGGCACAGGCACAGAAACAGCAAGAGGCTCAAGGTTTCCTACGTAGTATCGAAACTATGGGGCCACTCTTACAGATTAACCCACAGCTACTTACTGACAATTTAAACTCAGATAAGTTGTTGCGTGACACCTTGCAAGTGTTTGGTGTATCTATGGACAAACTATCAAATGAGGATGATAGAGACGCCCAGAGACAAGCACAAGCAGAACAGGCCCAGCAGCAAGAGCAGCTAATGAAAGCTCAGCAAGCAGGGGATGTAGCTAAAACTGTATCAGAAGCTGAAAGGAACCAAGGACAATGAAAGCACAAATCAGAGTAGAAGTACTTTGCGGTGAGTGTAATGGACAGATGCAATACCATCAAGAAGGTAAGTTTGTCCGTTGCAACACCATTAAATGTTCACAACGCCACGTCAACTATCTAGCCCCCACTATCCAACTTGAGAAAGAGGAAAAGGCAAATGCAAACAATTCCAACAATGCAGGAAAGACACCAGCATCTAAGTCAACTGGAAAGGCTAAATCAACTAAGAATTGATTATAGTCAAGTGTTTAATACCACCCAAGGTAAGAGAGTGTTAGAGGATATCCTGTCCTACTGCCACATCTTGGAACCTTTGGTGGGTAGTACAGACACTAACAGTATTATTATTCGTGAAGCAAGACGGGATGTCGCCCTGACAATCCTACAAAAACTTAACTGGAATGAACGTGACTTTATAACGAACGTGGAGAAGAAAGATGTTTAAGCTTAATGAAAGAATCATGAACGATGAGCCAGTAGATGGTGGAGCACCGGCAGAGAGTGTAGCACAGCCTGCAACAGACAACGGTGCATGGTATGATGTGTTCGCAGAGGACATCCGCGAAAACCAGAACATCACTAAGTTTAACAGTGCAGAAGAGTTGGCAAAGAGCTACATCAATGTTCAGCACCTAATCGGTGCAGATAAAATTCCCATGCCGGTAACAGAAGATGACTGGGCTAACACGTATGCCAAGTTAGGCAGACCAGAAGAGCCTACCGGTTATGAGATTAAAGCTCCAGAAGGTGTGGAAGTAGATGAAGCTCGCCAAGGTAAGTTCCTAGAGTTGGCCCACAGTATAGGACTATCTCAAAAACAAGCTGAGGCGCTCGCTGAGTTCGATTTCTCTTCTACACAGGAATCTATGGAGAACCTAAACAAAACGTTCGAGCAGTCCACACAGGAAGCCTTAGATGGTCTTAAGAAAGAATGGGGTAATGCTTACGACCAGAACGTTGAAATCTACAAGCGTGCAGTAGGTGAGTTTGCAGATGAAAGCACAATGGACTTCCTTAAGAATACACTCGTCGGTAACGTTGCCCTAGGTGACCACCCAGCGATTGTTAAGCTTATGTCAAGCATTGGTAAAGGTATGATGGAGTCTGGCAAGTTGGAAGGTAAAGGTGCAGAGATGGCCTTAACACCAGCACAGCTACAGGATAAACAAGCACAGCTTATGGCTAATCCTGCATACACCAACCGTAACCACCCAGAACACAAAGCCATTAACAGGCAGGTTCAAGAGTTATTTAAGTTACAGTTCCCAGAATAAGGAACTCAGGAAAATAAGAAGCCCCTTGATTGGGGCTTTTTGTTTAGTGGTACTTCTTGATTGAGCGTAGGTGAGAGTTGTCCAGTGCTCTGTTAATCTCATCCTCGGACAGGTTAGATAATACTTTCTGGTATGCTTCCTCAAGGTCAAGCCACTGCTCAAAAGGAACTCCAATAGCCAGCTCTAACAACAATGCATCGTCAAGAGTTACTGCTTGCCTGTCTTGCAGGATTGCCTCTAACTCTTCAGCAGGTATCCCTGACATCTCCGATAATTCCCACACATCCAAGATGAGGTCATCCATTACTTCCTTCAGTAACTCAGCGGGGGATTGTGCATATTCATAATTCATTTGTTTTGTCTCTCTACTATTCTAAGGGCTGCCTCGCATTGTTCCTTAACTACCTTACTCTTACGGAAGGATTCCATATCCATCACAGCAACGTTGGGGTTAACCATCTTACATTTGATTTCAAAGTTGTCAGGGTTACGGTGTGGCTGTTCACACTCTATCTGATACCAACGGGCAGTGCCGATGAATCTTTCCACTAAAAAGTATTTTATTTCCTTCATCCATTGCTTCATAACCCTGTCCCCTGTTTTTGCTATACCTCAATTATAGTCTATAATGTAGGTACTGGCTAATTGTCTCGTAGCTTTTAGTCAGGAACAAGCTTTTCAAGGTGCTAGTCACTGGAGTCTTACATAGCTTACTAAGACTTATACGAGGACAACAAGTAACAAGCTGCTATGTGTAACAACTTTGAGACCGAGGATAAAGCAGGTGATGGTGGTAAACCCAGTATAACAGCCGATAGCTACCAACTATCAGATGGCTCTGGTTACCCTTCTTGACAGGAAGAGAAATACAGTTCTGCATATCGAGTACACATAGAACACAGTGAAAGAACTTTGTCAGGTAATCCATTTACCACCAAAGGTCTAAATGACCACTATGTCTAAAATAACCTACCATCTGTAAAAAAGTGTTGACACTGGTAAGACCAGCCTTTATATTGAAGCCTTGTAGCGAAATACTAGCTACTACCTCAGATAACCACTACGTGGCCTGAACCTTAACTTGAATGAATATCTTCTAGTGTAGGGATCAGGCGACTGACAATCCTAAAGCTAGGCAAACCTTAAAACATTTTGTTTAACTACACAGGATATAAATAATGTCTTTCGAAATAACTACCGCATTTGTTAACCAATTCGGTGCTAACATTGATTTGCTTTCACAGCAAAAAGATTCTCGCTTCATGGGTAAAGTCCGCATGGAAAGCCAGAATGGCGAGATTGGTTTTTATGAGCAAATTGGTGAAACTGCCGCAATCGCTCGTACTTCACGTCATGCTGACACACCTCGCATCGACACCCCACACTCACGCCGCGCTGTAACTCTTAGCACTTTTGAGTGGGCCGACCTTATCGACCACGCAGATAAAGTTAAGATGCTTATTGACCCAACTTCACATTATGCTAAATCTGCAATGATGGCTATGAACAAAGCTAAAGATGATATCATAATTGAAGCGGCTCTAGGCAATGCTAAGACTGGTAAGAATGGCGACACTATCGTAGCGCTTCCAGCAAGCCAAAAGATTGCTGTTAACTCTTCTGGTTTGACTTTAGCTAAACTCCGTGCGGCTGCACAGAAGCTTAACGCTGCTGACGTTGACCCAGATATTCCACGTTACATGGCTATCACTGCTAAACAGTTAGATGATTTGTTAGCGACTACTGAAGTAATCGATGCTGATTACAATAGTGTTAAAGCTTTGGTACAAGGTGAAGTAGACACATTCATGGGCTTCAAGTTCGTCCAAACTCAACGTTTAACCACTGATAGCAATGGTGACCGTCAAGTTATTGCATGGGCCGAAGATGGTCTTTTACTTGCAACTGGTAACAACGGCAACCAAACTCGCATCACTGAGCGTGCTGACAAGTCTTACTCTGTACAAGTTTTCCGTTCTGAAATGTTCGGTGCTACTCGTATGGAAGAAGAGAAAGTTGTTGAAATCGCTTGTGCTGAATAATTGAAAAGGTAAATTAAAATGGCAGTAGTAAACTTAAAGGGTTCTAAAATCATCACTGGTCTTGATGCAAACCCTTCGCAATTTGCAAATCCGGGAATTTCTGGCGGTGCAGTAAGAAGCTTAGTTGAGACTGTAGAAGTTGGTTCCGCTGACTCTGCAACCTCTACTTACTTGATGGCTCGCTTACCAAGCAACGCTGTAATCCTAGGTGCATCTAAATTATACGGTGATGACCTAGCTTCATCTGGCGCACCTACTTTAGATATTGGCGTGTTCAACCTAGATGGCAAGTCTGTTATCACAGATGACGACGACGCACTTAACGACGGTATTTCAGCAGCAGCAGCTATTGAGGCATCAGTAGTTAAAGACGTAGCTAACTATGGCAAGAAATTGTATGAGCACGTAAACGGCCAAACTTCTGACCCTAAAGGTGAATTAGATATCAAAATCACTTTGAAAGACGCAGCAGTTAACGTTGGAGGTACTCTTACCCTAGAGTTGTTCTATACTTTAGACTAAGATAACCCTAAGACTAGACAAGGGGTACATAGTGCCCCTTTAATTTATAAGGTGAGAGAATGGCCTCTGAAGTAGATATTTGCAACTTTGCATTAACTAAGATAGGTGAAGATACAATCATCTCCCTGACCGAAGCCTCCAAGGCTGCAAGATTATGCAACCTTTTCTACGCTGACACCAGAGATAGCTTACTCCGTTCCCACCCATGGAACTTTGCTATTAAGCGTGTGGAACTAGCGAAGCTTACAACAACCCCAGCATTTGAATTTACATCCGAATATCAGCTACCCGCTGACTGCCTTCGTGTAATGTACCTTGACAATAAGAATTTAGAATTCAGGGTAGAAGGTAAGAAGCTGTTAGCCAACACAGACACAGCCAAGATAGAATACATAGCGCGTATAGAAGACACAGCGCAATTTGATAGTGTATTCGTAGATGTTATGTGGAACACACTAGCGTCAAGATTAGCTTATAACTTATCAGACAACAATACATTAACCGACCTATTAGCACGCGACGCGGAGCAAGCTTTGCGTAAAGCTAAAAGTATTAACGGGCAAGAAGGTATACCATACCCAATCCTTGCGGACGAGTGGCTTAACAGCAGGTTTTAAGTATGCCTAAAGCATCCTACATACAGACGAACTTTACCGCTGGTGAATTATCCCCACGCCTAGAAGGCAGGGTAGATATATCGAAATATGCCAATGGAGTTCAAACCTTAAAGAACATGCTCATCTATCCTCATGGTGGAGTAACCCGCCGTGGCGGTACGAAGTACATAGCATCTAACAAGACTGGTTCTCAGAAGGTTAGGCTTATCCCTTTCCAGTTCTCTGTAGAGCAAGCCTACGTTATCGAGTTCGGGAACCTCTACTGTAGGTTCTACCGAGACCAAAGCCAGATAAACGTATCTAGTGAGATAGCTACCAACTACTTAGAAGCGGAACTATTTGAGCTACAATTCGTACAGTCAGCAGATGTCTTATTCATTGTTCATCCTAACCATCCCCCACGTAGACTATCACGAACAGCGGTGGATACATTCAGTATCGCTGACGAGACGTGGGTTGTACCACCTTTCCTTGATGAGAACATTGGTACTACAACTATAGCTCCGAGCGCAACGACAGGTAGTGGTATCACACTAACAGCATCAGCAAACTTGTTTGTATCTACTGACGTTGGACGTTATGTACGCATAGACCAAGGCAGTGATTTTGGATACGCAATGATAACGGCCTACTCCACGGCTACATCAGTAACAGCGACAGTGATAGATAACTTTGTAAGCACATCAGCACAAACCACTTGGAGGCTTGGAGCATTCTCAGATACTACTGGTTATCCATCCAGTGTAACCTTTTTTGAACAACGTCTAATGTACGCAGGAACTACCTCAGACCCACAAACGATATGGGGCAGTAGTTCTAACATATACAATGACTTCACCACCGGCGCAGAGGATGACAACAGTGTCAAGTATACAATAGCCTCAGACCAAGTTAATGCAATACGCTGGCTTAGTAGTGGTAAGTCACTTACGATTGGTACGGTAGGTGGTGAGTTCCTTCTATCAGCATCTAGCCGTGAAGAGGCGATAACCCCAAGCAATATAAAGATTGTTAGGCAGACGGAATATGGTAGCGCCTATATAACGCCAGTACGTGCCAACGGTGTACTAGTGTTTGCACAGCGGGCAAGCAGGAAGCTAAGACAGTTTACTTATCAATTTGAGTCTGACAGCTACACTGCACCAGACCTTACCCTACTATCTGAACACATAACAGGTACAGGTATCACCGAACTTGAGTACCAGCGTACACCCGACTCTATTGTATGGATGGTCAAGAAAGATGGTACATTACTCGGCATGACATACGAGCGTGACCAAGAGGTGATAGGATGGCATAAGCACATCATGGGCGGGGTATCAGATGCAAATGGAACACAAGCGCAAGTAGAAAGCGTATGTGTGATACCGAACGACAATGAAGATGAGATATGGCTTAGTGTTAAGCGGTATGTTAACAGCACAACAGTTAGACACATAGAAGTTATACAGGTTGGTAGAGACCCTATCACCGCCTTAGATTCAGATGACTTCTACGTTGATTCTGGTATCCAGTATGACGGAGCATCCACCACTACCATCACTGGCCTTACTCACTTAGAAGGCGAGACAGTTCAAGTGCTTGGTGATGGTGCAGTGCAGGCGGATAAGGTTGTGTCGTCAGGTCAGATAACCCTTGATAGGGCTGTTGAAAAAGCTAGTGTAGGTTTAGGTTATGTGTCTGACCTAGAGACAATGCGGATAGAAGCAGGCTCCGCGGATGGTTCAGCTCAAGGTAAGATAAAGAGAATTTCCCAGCTAACATTAAGATTCTTTGATACACTAGGTGCAAAGTATGGGCCAAGTGAAGATAAGCTTGATATAATCAAATTCAGAAATACAGCAGACCCGATGGACAGTGCAGCTCCCAGATTCTCCGGTGACAAGGATGTACCATTCAATCACGGATATGATATGGAAGGGCGAGCATTCATCAGACAGGACCAACCACTACCGATGACTATATTGGCTATAATGAGTAAAGTGAGGACTAACAACTAATGTGTACTGGAGCAGAATTCGCCTTAATAGGCGGCGGACTAAATGTAGCAGGTGGTATAACATCAGTGTTCGGGCAGAAGAGCGCAGCCGAGGCACAGATGCAGAGCCTTGCTAGAGAATCCGAGCTAGGACAATTACAGGCAATATTTAAAAAAGACTCCATAGCCAAGCAGGCTAGGAAGACTCTTGGCGCTCAGAAGGTAGCGGCGGCTAAATCTGGTGTACAGGCAAGCGGGAGCGTCATGGAGGTCATGCGAGCGTCAGCAGAAGAGGCAGAACTTGCAGCCCTGAACGCGCAGTATGGAGCTGACCTAGCGTCACAGGCACGAGAGATAGAAGCTCAGAATGTTCACAATGCAGCAATCAATAGCATGACAAGCACTCTGTTAGAAACAGCAGGTCAAGCAGCTAAATCAGTATCAGGCGCAGCCTAATAAGGAAGGTGATAAATGCCACGTATCCCACGAGGTAACAACTTCAACACACAGCCTAACCTAGGTGGAGCAAAGGTTAGGAATGCTGACCTGTTAGCTAAGCAGCAGATAGAGAGTGGTCAGAAGATAAGCAATCTAGGCTCACAAATAGCCCAGTTAGGCGCTGCCAAGAAGCAGGCCGATGATGCAGCCTATACAACGAAAGCATTCAACGAGATATCCCTAGCTGAGTCTGAGCGTTTTAATGACATCAGTACACGTGGTGAAGATATAGACCTAGAGTCTTCACGTGCAGACTTTAACGAACGTATCAAAGCATCTATAGAAGCGGCTCCCAGTGAGGAAGCACGTGACTTTATTAAGCAGCAGGCAGACACTCTCTATAATAGAAAGCTTATGCCTATGTACCTTAAGCACCAATCAGCGCGTAACATCCAGCAACGCTCTAGTGATTTCTCAGCAGCTAAGGACGCTGTGTTAAAGGATGTCGCACTAGGACGCACTAATTTTGAAGAGGCTGTAGGACGTCAGGAAGCAATCCTTGTAGGCATGGAGAACACCCTAGGTGGTGTTGTGGATATGGATAAAGAGCGTGTCAAGTCTTATAACGCTCTAACAACTAGCTGGTTAGCTGGACGTATCGACCAAGGTCAGGGCGAATTGGTAATCGATGAAATCAAGAAAGGTAAGTGGGATAACTACGGCGACGCAGGAACATTGAAGCGCCTCAGCGACGTAGCCAAGAAAGACCTAATCCAGCGTGGGAACATCAACAAGACAAGTGCAACCAAAGAAGCTAAGGATTACATAAACTTCCTTAAGACAGGACAAGACGACACTGACCTAGCTGAGAAGTATACCAAAGAGAACCTAGCTACCACATTCAAGGAAGAAGAGGCAGCAAAGATAGCAGAAGAGATAGAAGACGCTAGAGCATTCGGTCAAGCCGTAGTGGAATTAAAAGATGCATCACCACAAGAAGTACAAGCGTTATTTGAGAAGAACGCCCCGCAGGGTGTGGAGAATTTCACACGGGAATCAAAGCAAATGGGTGTATTGCTTCAGGCATACAACCAGAGACAGAAAGCCATTGAGGCTGACCCAGCCGGCTATGTTAACCAGAATACCAAGTTCGGGCAGTTCGCATATGAGGAACTACAAGAGTCCTTGGCTAGTGGTGAGCTTGCCTCAATACAGCAAAGTATCACTAAGTACAACGCAGTACAGAAGGCTAACCAAGTAGAGCTAGGCATAAACCCACGTGCAGTAACACTACTACCTAAAGACCTAGAGTCAAGATTCTCGCAGCAACTGAATGATTTCAGTGAAGGTGGTGAACACGTTGTTAACCAGCTTAACTTCATGCGTGAAGCCTATGGTGATGACTATACCCTAGTACGTTCACAACTTGTGAACAGTGGTAATGTTAAGTCAGGGGTTACGGTGATTGGTGACATGTCCAACAAGCAAGACCAGATTCAACTAGCTGAGGCCATCAGTGTAAGCCACAAGGATTATAAAGGTAGACTTGAGAATGAAGACTACCAAGAGATAGTAGACGATGTGAAACTAGAACTACAAGAGTTTGGTGAGACAACCAAAGACCCAGCATTCTTTAATGAGAATAAAGCAGCCATAGAAAGCTTAGCAATGAAGCTCATGACGGATGGATTGGAATCCTCTGCTGGTGATGCAATAGAATCAGCTATGGACAAGGTAATCAATAACAGGTTCGAACTCAAGGGAAGCTACAGAATACCAGCAGAACGTAACGTTAACGCTATAGAAGCTGGTGTTGATAACATGATTGACAAGCTTAAAGATGGTGAGATAGAACTCTGGATACCTGATAGTGATATGAATCCAGAGGATGCTAAGGCAGTGTACATAGACAAATTAGTTCCAAATGCCCGCACCACACAGGACAATAAATCAATTGTTTTCGAGCATCAGAATGGGAATGCTATACTTGATAAAGATGGTGAACCATTAGTGGTTGACTTTGACGAGCTAGAAAAAACAATACCTACATTCTGGCAGAACATAGGATTTTAAGCTATGCCTAATGATATCCGTATAAACAAGTCCATGACCTTAGAAGATATGGATACGCCGTTTAGCACCTCCCTTGGTGCGACGGCTGAGCAACTATTTATAGAGAACCCACTTACAGCGTTATTTGATTATGGGGAACTACAGGCTAAAAAGAATAGGCCAATAAGACCTACTGATACAACCATTCAGCATAAGCCACGCATATCCCAAGAGGATGCACTAAAGCAAGTTCAGGATGCACAGGTAAGCCTAGAGATAGGTGAACAAGGTATAAGCCAAGAAGCCCTTGACCTCTTGATTGAGCGTGAGAGAGAAGAGACTAAGCGCAAGGCATTAATGAGAACAGCGCCGGATGGGGTATTATCTACTGCCGCCCATATTGGGGTAGGGCTTGCTGTTAGCCTAGCTGACCCAATTAACATTGCATCGGCCTTCATACCTGTAGTAGGTACTGCGAGATATACAAACATGTTAGCCAAGGCTGGTAGTGCCGGAGCCAGAGCGGGTGTCAGAGTAAAGGTGGGTGCGGCTAGTGGTGTCGTAGGCGCAGCAGTAGTAGAACCTCTTGTACTTCTCCCACTTATGGAACTACAAACAGATTACACTTTATATGATTCTCTACTGAACATTACCTTTGGTGGTGTCCTAGGTGGTGGATTACACGCAGGAGCGGGGGCCATAGGTGATGTGATAGCCCGTTCCAGTGGTAAGGCCAAGTCAGATATGTTACAAGGTGCCACAGGTCAGCTCCTAGACGAAGGCGAGATAAACGTATCCAAGATTGCAGAGGAGCACCAGTCATTTAGGGATGCCTATCGTGAGGTAGAGACAGGACGAGTAGACGCAGATGTTAACGCCTCTGCCAAGAACACCTTCAACAGGGCCTTAGACGAGGCTGAGTTGCAGAATGTGAACAAGGCGCAGGCCTTGGATGAGACAACCATTAAAAACGCTCAGGAAGGCTTACAGGAGCCTACACCATCTAGAGCAGATGTACAGGAAGCAGCCAACACAGCCAGTGTTAAGGTAGAGGATTTCAAATCAGAACCTCTCAAGGCACCTAAACCAAAAGATGTGGACGTACAAGAACCAACACCAACAACGCCAGAAGCAGAGATACAGAGTGTCCAACAAGAGACAGATGACATATTCACAGCACTAGATGAGTTAGATGAGTTTTCCCCAGAGGAAATGAAATCCTTGAAGGGTGAAATTGAGGAACTAAATAAGAAGTCTGATAGAGACCTTGATGGGGTTAAAGCAGGCATCATGTGCGCAGTAGGGAAATAACTATGAGCATTAAAGATTGTAAGGCTAGAGTAGCAGCAGCCATGGAAGGAGCTTCAGAAGAGGAAGTCGTTGCAGCATTCAAAGAGGCTGCACGTATTATGGATGATAACAAGCTAGCTGCCTCTGGTGAGATAGCAGAGAACCTAGATAAGCTAGTGGCCGATGTAGCCCTTGCCAAGAAAATAGAAGTACGCAACAAGGCTATCAACGAGTTAGTTAAAGTGGATATAAGGAGATTCCTAGCACAATTTGACGATATCGAAGAAGGTATAGAAGCATTATTGGTTGGTGTTAACCGTGTCAAGGGTGGAAGCCGAGACAGTGTTGCAGCAAACCAAGAAGGCCTGCGTGAAAAGTATCTAACAGGATACATCAATGAGTTGGATAACTTAGGTAAGCCAGTGTTCGACCTATATACATCAGGCAAGATAGACGATGCTATCATCGATGCGCTGTGGGATATTGAGAACCCAGACGCCTTAAAGGGTATTGACCCTAACGCCATAGCCATAGCTAAAGTGATACATAAACATCAAGAGGCATCGAGAGTTGATGCTAATAAAGCAGGAGCCTTCATAAAGAAAAGCCCTAGTTATGTAATGCGTCAGTCTCACGATATGGACAAGATACGCAAAACACCGCAGGCTGAATGGGTTAAAGAGATGAGCGAGTTATTAGACTCTCGCACATTTGCCGGTGTTGATAACGTTGATGAATTTATGAATAGCGTTTATGACAATCTATCCACTGGAATTCACCTAGGTAATGGTAGTGTTGGTGGTAAAGTAAAGGCAGGTAGTGCAGCTAACAGAATGTCTCAAGAGCGTGTACTACATTTTAAAGATGCATCTTCTTTTAAAAAATACCATAGTAAATATGGTAGAGGTGGTCTATCTGACAACGTCATGATGGGTATGATTATGTCAGCCCAGAACACAGCCTTGATGCAGAAGTTAGGAACTAACCCAGAGGTGATGCTTAATCAGATTTTTGATGAGCAGCTACTTAAGCTTAAGAAGACTGACCATAAAGCCGCACAAAAGTTAGCTAGCGCTAGAGAAGGTTATCTCGACAATCAGTTTAAAACAGTTAGTGGTCAGACCAGTATCCCTGCCAACCACATTGGTGCATCGGTAGGTCAGAACGTACGTGGGTTTAACAGCCTAGAAATGATGGGTGGTGTTGTTATAAGTGCTATACCCGATGTAGCCTTATCTGGTGCAGAGCTACGCTACCAAGGGCAGAATATGTTTCAAGCCTATGGTAAGGCTTTCGCCAATGCGTCAGGTGCCCTTAAAGATTTAGGTAAGTCCATATTGAAGAGACGCCTAGACCCTATGAATGAAGACAAGCGTCGAGTGTTGGCGGAGTTATCCGTCAGCCTAGACAGTATGACTGGTGCCTTCCGCTCCAGATTTGATGCTTCTGGTGACCCAATGAATAGCCGAGTGGCAGAGGCCATGCGTAAGTTCTTCCGCCTCAACGGTTTAACGTTGTGGACTGACTCCATGCGTGGTGGTGCTGTTATAGGCATGGCCCAGCATTTAGGCTCAGTAGCGGGTAAGGGTTACAATGATGTACCAGTTGGCCTACAGAAAACAATGAAGCTACATGGCATAGAGGAAGGGGAGTGGGAATTAATGCGCTCCGTTGGAACCAAGAAGTTTGATAAGGTGGATGGGGAGTTCTTTACACCTGAATCACTTTCAGAAATTAAAGACGGTGCCATCAAGAAGTATTTAGCAGATAAAGATATCAAGGCAACAAAGTTCCAGATTGAGAAGACACGCGACGAAATGCAACGTAAACTCCGCAACTACTACGTTGACCGCTCACAGTATGCCGTGATAGAGCCAGACGCCAAGACCCGCGCCACAATGCTTAGAGATACGCAAGCGGGAACTATTGCTGGTGAAGTGATGCGTGCAGTGATGCAATTCAAGTCCTTCCCTTTTGCTATCCTACAGAAAGTATATGGTAGGGAAATCCGAGGTAGAGACAGTGTTAAGAGTTCTGCCTTAGCACTATCAGAGATAATAGCCTTCTCTACATTGTTAGGCTTTGTTTCCCAATCTGCTTCTGACCTCAGCAAGAACAAAACACCGAGAGACCCTGCTGACCCTAAAGCATGGTTAGCAGCAGCTCTTAAAGGTGGGGGTGCAGGCATATACGGAGACTTCCTATTCGGTGACTTGAAGAACAGATTCGGTGGTGGGTTCATGTCTACAGCAGCAGGCCCTACCGCCAGCCAGATAGACAAACTAGCAAACATAGTAGGGCAGGCCAGAGAAGGTGATGAAAAGATAGTTACTTCCCTGTTCCAGACTTTCTATAAAGGTGCACAAGTGGGGGCAGGTATTGCCTTTCCTCCAGCAACAATGTTAAATACATTCTACGGTAAAGCAGCAATGGACAATCTTATCTACTATAATATAATGGAGAGCTTGGACAGTGGGTATAAACGTAGACTAGAGAAGCGTATGAAGCGCGACAATGATCAGGAGTTCCTAATAAAATGACGGTATCATCAGAGACTAAAAGAAGTGATTATGCAGGCAATGGCTCTACCACCGCCTTTGCTACTGGCTTCCGCTTCCTAGAGAATTCACACATCAAGGTTATCTTGACGGTGGACTCCACTGGAGTTGAGACAGTACAAGCCGAGACAACCAACTACACGTTGACAGGCGCAGGCCTAGACGCGGGTGGCACAGTTACAATGCTTGTGGCTCCTCCAAGTGGTAACACGCTTACAATCAAGCGTGACATCCCCCTAACTCAGGGTACGGACTACGTAGAGAATGATGCATTCCCAGCAGAGAGTCATGAGGAAGCCCTTGACAAACTAACAATGATTACCCAGCAGCAACAAGAAGAGCTTGACCGCTCCTTGAAGCTGTCCGAGTCTCAGACTTCTAATGGCCTAACTGTACCAGTTGCAGAGACTGGGAAGTTCCTACGGTGGAAATCAGATGGCAACTTAGAGAATACCAACCTTGAAGGGTTAGGCACTCTAGACGTGAGTGATTTTGCTAAGACCTACTTAGATGACACAGATGCAGCAACCACTCGTACCACGCTAGATATCTCTTACATAAACCTACCAGATGTTACAAGCAGTACATTCACTGGTCAGTCAGGTAAGTATGTGGCGGTCAACGGCGGTGAGACAGGTTTAGAGTTCGTCAATGCACCAGCAGCAATTGACACATTCACAGGCTTAACAGATACACCAGCCAACTATACATCATCAGGTGGTTATAGTGTTAAGGTGAATTCAGGTGCCACCGCGCTAGAGTTTGTTGAAGACGAGCCAGACCAGCTAGCCTCAGCTTGGGTTAACTTCAACGGTACAGGAACTGTAGCTATAAGAGATAGCTATAATGTAACTAGCATCACTGATAACGGGGCAGGTAATTACACAGTTAACTTTACCAATACTTTGAACGATGCAAACTATGCTGTATCTGGTATGTGTACTACAGGTGGTAATGGTCTTATCTTACAGGTAAGTTCCACAAGCACCTCAAATGTTAGGGTATTGAGTACTAATGCAGCTATAGGTAGTGCAGACAATGCTATAATATGTGTAGTGGTTCATGGGGGAAATTAAAATGAGCAAAGTAATTATATACAAGAATGATGGTGGACTATGTGTTATACACCCGTCACATAAATGCAACCTAACTATAGAACAGATAGCCGCTAAGGATGTTCCTACAGGACTTCCTTATAAGATAGTGGATATTTCAGACCTTCCAGCTAATAGAGACTTTAGGCCTGCATGGGATATTGATGATAGTGAACTAACAGATGGTAAAGGGGCTTAACATGATTAAGATTGATTTAGATAAAGCCAAAGAGAAAGTAGCTCACCCGCTACGCAGACAGAAGCGCAGTGAAGAGTTTCAGAAAGTGGATGGTGATAACATCTATTCTGTTCTTTCTGAAGCAGGTGAAGCTAAGCGCAAGGATATTAAGGCTAATGACGATGTCTTACAGGCTTATATTGATAAGGCATCATCAATAGCAGAGTTGGAGACCTTACTTAAGAAGTCTAAATTATTATGAGATTCTTTGAATCCTCCTTTAAGGGCCGTCCCTTGGCCCTACTCTTTTTTACGCTTATAGGTATACTAACCCATTCATTACTGACTAAGCCTACCTTAGAGAGCCATACAGGAGCAATAATTATGGAACTTAAAACGAAACACTTCAATGAGAAAGAATTTGCTTGTAAAGGTTGTGGGGATGTACGCCTAGATACAGAGCTACTGGCTGTCCTAGAACTGGTCAGGCAGGTAACAGGGAAACCCGTCACTATCACATCTGGCTATAGGTCACCAGCACACAACAAAGCTGTAGGGGGTGCCCCAAGGTCTAAGCACATATTAGGTATTGCCGCGGATATCACCGTGGAAGGTTACACCCCTAGAGAGGTTTACGATTTGCTAGACAAAACCTTCCCTAACTATTATGGTATTGGTCTGTATAGTGGGTGGGTTCACATCGACGTACGCAAGACAAAGGCGAGGTGGCATAAATGATAGGTTCAATAGTAAGCGGTGTGTTAGGTATCCTTGATAAGGTAATCCCTGACTCCGACAAAAAGAATGAGATAGCCCACGAGATTGCAACACTGGCAACTAGGCAGGCACACGAGATAGCCTTAGCCCAGATAGAAGTAAATAAGGAAGAGGCTAAGGGTAACTTCTTTCAGTCTGGATGGAGGCCTGCTGTAGGCTGGGTATGTGTGACGGGCTTAGCCGTGAACTTCCTAGTGGCCCCACTGTCTGCCCCATTCGGTGTTGTCATCCCACAAGTAGACCTCTCAGTGATGATGCCTCTTATACTTGGTCTACTAGGCCTAGGTGGTATGCGTACACTTGAGAAGGTTAAGAAAGTAAACTAACTATTCAGTAAAGTTCTTATTGAGAATGTCCCGATGCCGACAAGGATTGTTAGCACCAACCAAGCAATATCCCTATTATACTTTGTGCGCTCTAGAGTGGATTGCTGTTGTGCTTCCACTGGTCTTAGACGTGCTTCCAACCCATCCAGCTTAGCCTCATTCCGTGACAACTGTAGCTCAAGGTGTGAGTGCTTAGTTTGAAGTTCCACCATCTGCTTCATCAATTGTGTCTGCTGATTCATATGCTCACGCATCTCAGCCCTGAAAGAGGTGAACTCACTTAATGGAACATGCTCATTACTCACAGTCCTAGCCCTTGATATATTATTGTTAGAAAACATATGCCTATATATACAGTAAGTGGTGGCAATTTGCAATAGTCAAGAGTATGATGTAGAACATTAATCTAAATTTATTCATCAAGGTGCATATGGCTACACTAACTAGAAACACTTATGCTGCTAAGCAGTGGCATGAAATAACAGCAGGTTCAATACTTACCCAGATAAACCATAACTGGGGCAAGACTGCTGTAGTGTATACAGAGGATACGTCAGGGTTATCTCTTGCCATTCCTTACACAGATGCAACCCCAGCTTATATGCGTTCAGAGGTGGGGGATGTTCTCTATTTCACAGACGTTGACCACGGTAAATCTATCTACTTCTTCCCGCTGTATACAGATGTAGACCTAACAATAACTAAAGGGTAGACCAATGCCAGCATCAAAGAACCACGCTCCAGCTAAACTATTCGACCACGTATACCCAGCTAACGTAGACGTTGAACTAGGTAAGATAAATAACATAGAGAATGATTACCTATATGGACGTGTGTTACAGGTAGATAGTAATGACCCTGAGAGAATGGTCTGGTCATTCGCCGATGATGACATATCACCAAGGTCAGACAACAAAACCTTTCCCACCACATTAAGTAATTTTTATGTAGCCTCCAGCAACGCTGCTGATACTGGTATAGTGATTACATGTAGCACCATTAACACCGCAGGTGAGAGAGTCTTCATAACCGCCACTACAGATGCCTCAGATGGCCGTACCCCTGTATTGTTTGGTACAGGTGTGGATATAAACTTTGTATTCATGTCTGGAGCAGACCAAGTCAACCTAGGTGAGCTTTACTTCACCAACTCCGGAGCCTTCACTTTAGGAAGACCTGATACCCCATCAAGTGTATTAGCTCATGTACCGATTGGGTATGGTTGTAGTCCTCAAGCATTAGTTGCTGTACCCGAAGGTAAGACCATAATCATTGAAGAGATTGTATTGACACTTGCTAGGGCCAGTGGTATTGCAGGTAGTGCAGTGGTACATCTCAATGTTAAAAGGGATGGTGGGAGTTTCGTGGTGGCTAGGGAGTGGCACCTCCAGAGTGGTACAATTGTTCTGCCTTGTAACAACCTCACCTTTGCAGGTGGGAGTATCATCCACTTTACTATGTTTGATGTGTCGGATATGAACACTAACATTGGAATAGAGGCTCACTTCAAATACGTAGACAATTAAAAAGGCCAGCGATTAAGCCAGCCTTTGTGAAACTATATTTACTGTTATTGAGGATGAGTGCACATATTGTTACTGTCTTAGTTACTTTGTGTGTACCTTCCTGCACTTCCACCAGATACCCAGCTTGGTAGCAACGTAGAAGAAACCTATCCATACTACTGCTGCAATGGTGTAGTTGATTAAGATGTCTATCATATTACTTACCTCCTTGTCTATACTTAGCCATACTTGAGTAAATAGATTTACCTTCCTCTATCTCTCGTGCTTGTCTTTGTAGCTGAGCCTCTCTCCAGCCTTGGCTATATGGCTTACTAAAGGGGTGCTTCTTAGAACCCTCTAGGCCATACCTATAATCCCAGTAACCTTCTTTGTAAGCTACCCAGTGTGGAGTGTTCTTATCATACATGACATCACAAAGCTTACAGATTATTAGGGCTAGGGAGCAGATGGCTAATATGAATACTACTAGCATTATTAGAAAAGTTTCCATCTATCTATCCTCCTTGTAGTGTCCCAGTATGGGAACATTAACCTATGATGTGGTACCTAATGTAACTGTATTAGTACCTAGGCTTCCTGTTGTTATACTCAGCGTCAATAGCATCTCTTAGAGCATCGAGGCTGTCATCACTCTTGGTGTATAGGGAGTTGATAAAGTCTTCATGTTCCTTCTCTAACTCTTCATCTCTTTCTTTTAATCTCGATGCATCACCAAAAACTTTAGCATTACCTACTAAACACATATCATTTACCTCTTCAAGAAGTTGTATCCCTTTACGCTTAGCCTCAGCTAATACACGTCCATCAATGAGTTTATCTAATTCCTCAATAGGTTTACTCTTCTTCATACCCTATACCCCCATACGGATAATGTTAATCTTATACCACTAAGAGGATAAGACCAGCCAACCCACCAAACAATATGATAGGGCTGACAAGGATGAGCTTGGTGATTATTGCTACCTTACGTTGACCAGCCTCAAATTCCTTGAGTCTCTTCACTTCATCCATTGCTTCTTGACGTCTCTCCTCGATAGCTTGTTTCATCATAACATCTGATTGGGTTTGCTCTGATACTAGTCTAATGTGTGGTCTCATTATCTTTCCTCCATCTCGTACTTACGGCGAAGCTTCCCCATAGAGAAGCCGCGCTCATAAGTTGGTACTCCGTTGTACTTCTTATTCCTGTCTAAGAATAAACCGTCCATGTATCCTTCCATGAACACCTCGAACCTATCCCCTAGGTCATCAAGTTGCTCTGGTGTTAGATGTGGTTTACTCATACCTCATACACTCCCTTGTCACCTTTACTAGTTGCATGTCCTTTAAGAGATAGCTTATCCTGTACCTCTTCTGCTGTAACGATGTGTCTACCCACTTCACCGTACTCTTTAGAGCGTAGTACACATGTTAGGAAACTTCTACTTCTCCACCCGCCATCGTGTGCATACTTATCAGCAGGGGCTAGCTGGTTGAATGTCTCAATGATTACATCACCATACTCTTTAGCTACAGACTTATGATGAACATGACCACCATCTACATACTTGTACTTACACTCACCAAAGTGCGTACGGAAGTCGGTAGCCATAACGTCAATCAACTTGTTAGCTTTACACTTGTCCGTGTGGTGGCACATAACAAAGGTGTTACCCATGCGATAACCAATGAACACACTGTCGTTATTCAGCACGTGAACACGCTTCTCTTTCTCGTACACATGGCGGAGGAAATGCGCCATCCAGAAGTCATTAGTGCGTGAGTGGTTGCCTTGGTTGATGATTACATCCACATACTTAAACTTCTGTAGTGCATAGTCCACGATGAATCGCATGGTACGGGTGTATATTCTTATCATCTTCTGGAAGCGTGTATCACAATCCAGTGCGTGTCCTGAGTGGTCAGTAACACCAGCCATGTTCTCGTAGTGGGTGAAGTCTCCCATGTCCTGAATGACGCAGCGCTCATAACCAGCAGCCCTGTCAATAAGCATCTTCATAGCTTCACATAACTCACGCTCTGCAATACCTAGGTCGAAGTTGTGTCCCACTTCCATTGCATATGCCACCATACCTAAGTGAGCATCACCGATATTAAACCATGGGATGATGTTAGTGTTGGTGTCATCACTAGGGTAGTGCTCACTAGCTGATAGCTGTGGTAGTTGATGAGCAAACTCTTCAGCGGCAAGTGTCATCATCTCTTGTTGCTTGAGGATGTCCCTATCTGTCTTGACCCACTTAAGCTTTGTGTTACCTTCCTCGTCAATGAGAGAGGAGCTACCCTTGATTGCGTACCCTTCAGGGATGTTAGTCCCATTGTGTAAGTCAGGGTTGGTCTTAGCAGCCTGCGTTCTTATGCGTGCTAGTGCTCTATGTAATGAACGTGCAGGCATATTAAGCCACGTGGCAGCGTCGTCTAGGGTAGCTGTAATATTAACAGCCTCTAATATTTCTTTTTGTCTCTCTGTGGTACACGCTTCCATGTATACAGGATCTGAATAGTTGGCATGCTTACCCATTACTTACACTCCAATAGTTGGCCTTGAATAGTTACTTGTCCATGTGCTGCACACTGGTAATGTATGAAGCCCCTGATTATATCCGATGTTAAATGCACAGCATCATTGTGCACCTTCACTTTCTGTCTGCTTAACTCAATGCTTTGCTTCTCCTTTATAGCCTGTAAGAATCCTACAGGGTAGCACTCGAATTGTTCCTCGCTGGCATTAGCATTATGGTAGTAGGCTAACATAAGTATTGGAACAAGTATCATTAGTAATAACTTCTCTAGTTTTTTCATAAGTTAATCTTCTGTTAGAGTGGCAAACATTATGTACTTACTGAACCTATCAACTAGATAATCTAATTGATTCAGTGTACCCCCATTAATAATTCCTGTCATTGTATCCTCATCATACTCTATGTTCATCGTTGCTTCCACACTAGTGATGCGGGGGTTAGCATCTACATAAATAATGTGGTCAAACAAATGTTTAGTTGCTTCGTACTCTTCCTTGTCACGCATACCTACATAGATATCATGTTCCTCTAGTATCTCACTACACAACCTACCCTTGTCCGGTGTATTGTATTCAACGATAGCCTTACGCCAGAACTCACGGCACCCATGCCTATCTTCAAACATAGCGATAGTGGAAGTGTAATTCTTGCTCAGCTCTACAAGCTTTGGTACGCGCTCTGCTGCAAATAGACTAGAGGAAGTGAAGGATAGGTGAGGCATATACTTAACTAACAGTTCTGCCACTGTATCCTTCCCATGTCGGGCATGTCCTAATATTAATATCTTCATAGCTCCAACCCCTCGTAGATAATCTCGATGGTGTCCCCATTAACATGGATGTCTGAAGTGGCGGGTGCATGTATTGTGCAGCTATTACCTACCTTACCGAGCATAGACTCACACTCTACCCCTAATGATATAGAGTTGTGTACTGCTAACTGTGAGCAACCACTAAGGAATAACAATGTTATAACAATTAATAATGTTTTCATTTGTCTTACCCCCAACTGGTTATCTCATCAAATTCCCAAAACCTACTTGCTGTATCATAGTGAACTTGTGCATAATGTTTACCCGTACCTAGTTCCTCAGTATCTAAACCAATCATAAACAAGGTGTCGTCTAAACCATGCCTAGAAACAAAGTCATGAAAAAAATTTTCCATAGGTGCATTATCACTACTACCTGAATGAAGGTAGTGTTCAAGTTCTAGATTACCTTCCTCATCCTTTATAAAGCTTATTACTACTGGATAAGCAAATTCATTCTGTAAGCATCTACCATTATAAAAAACTTTAGTACCCATAATCTCTATCTCCTTATAAACAATCTCTATATTTATCCTTTAAGTAGGCGTAGTATATTGCCTCACGCTCTACCTTGTTCTTTCCTTTACATAACTGTAGACTATTTAATTCCTTTGTCTGGTCGGATGAGTTAAGTTTTGAAAATTTAATTCTCTCTTGCTCCATAGGTACTTGACTCATAGGGATATTTAATCTCTGGCTAAGTGTAACTTTTTGGTGGCACCCCTTGCATATCTCCCTGATATCATCAAAGCCAACGAACAGTGTACGCTTCTGCCAAGCTAGGAACTCCTCATAGTTAGTGAAGCCTGTACCTCCGTGGATGTGGTCGACCTCCATCTGTGAGACGGGGAACCATTTGTCACACATCTCACATTGGCGCACCACCCTAGTCTTAGCTGTAGCTCCCACCACCTCAATGCCTAGCTTTTCTAGTTCTGTAGGGTGCATCTTCTTACGCTTACTTACGTAGGTGTTCTTCACTGGATGTCTGCTCCACACCTTACGAACTTGTGAACGTAACCAATTAAGGAATGACTTCTCATCCTTCCACAGTTTAGGTACTGATCCCCACGGTGTGTTACTCATGGCTCTGGTTCCCATCATGTTTAATGTTAGCGACTTCTAATATACACCTCTCAACGTCTGATTCATGTTTCACAATTGTTGAGAGGATTCGCATACTCAACTGTATTAATCTCTTAAGTTGTTTAATAGCTATTGTTTTATCTCCTGAACCTTGTCCATATAACCACATATCGGCTACTAATAGATTAAGGTTTAGAACATCAATCCTGCGGTCATCATTAAGTTTTATAGTGTCATCATAATCTATACGTGTAGGTGGTGTTCCTCCCCATCTGTGCAATAGGTTTAAAGAGCACACTATTAACTCAGAAATTTTGTGACCCGTTTGTTTATAGTGGGCTGACACATCGTGGATACCTAATGAAATATTATAAATATAGTCAAGCTCTGACCCCTTGTAAGTACATACAGATTCGCTACATGCTGGGCCTATTAGTTTTAAATACTCCATGTGAATTTCTCCTCTTCATCTTCCCGTAGGAATAATAAGTTAGCTGTCTCAATGAGTATGTCTTCCCATGTCATCTCGACACCACCCCACCCTTCAACAATCTTAGGGAAGGCTTCCTTGTATTGCTGTGTCACAAACTCTTGCATTCCTTTTTCTGTCCTGAATCCCTCTAGGGCACGGGTAGACTTCTTAATACCCCATCCCTTTAATCCTTTAATGTTGTCAGCTATGTCCCCCATCAACATCTGTACATACAGGTTGAGGCATGCTTCTCTAGTGGTCACGTACTGTATTCCATCATCAATCTTGTTAGGGTTTATGTAGTGACCTGCTATTGTGCGTAGGTCTTTATCCATAGAACAGATTATAACCCTGCCTCTATACTGCCTAGCTCTGTCAGCTACTACATCATCTGCCTCTACATTACTGAGTATCTTTGCTCCAAACTTCTTCACTAGAAACTCACGACACTCGTCATAATGGTAAGGCTTACTAGCATTCTTACGATTACCTTTGTATTCTACATACTCCGCATAGTCATTACGCCAGAGTGTACTGCCCTTGGTAAGGTACCAGTGCTGGTTAGCTCCTTGTGTGAGTCTCTCTATCTCCCGCTTCTTATTGCGGAGGATGAATTCACACTTCTTAAACTCTTCTACCTCGTCCCCATGCTCCACAGCAAACCCAGCTAGGTATACAAGGCTGTCTGCATCCATAAGGACAGTGGTCTTATTGAGAGGTACGGTTAACTTGTGTACCTCATTATCTAATCTGTCCGTGATGTTAGGCATATATGGTATTGGGTTAACTAACATTCCTTTCCTCCTTAAGAGAAAGGGCCGAAGCCCTATGTTACTCTTAGAAATGTACTGCGTCGTCGAACTCTTCATCAGCTAGTTCAGCTCGGCCTTGCTCCAGTGTACCTACTGCAATGTCACCAGTGTTAACAAGAGAGTCTGCTTGTGCTAAGAAGTGCATAGTGAGCTTATCTAACTCTGCTAGGTAGTGAGCTTGGTTAGCAATAGTCACTAGGTTTGCTTGCATCATAGCTGCTAACACCTTGATAGATTGTTCACGTGCAAAACCTAGTCCAGCGCGGGTATCTTTCTCGGCCCAGTTAGTTTTCTGTACTGGTGCTGCACTTGGTTGAGCTACTGGCTTGCTTACAGACTGTTGGGTGGCTGGTTGTTGTGCAGGTGCAACAGTACCGCCGCTTACAATCTCTAGTGTGTCACGAATTGCTTCCAAGAAGTTGCCATTCTGTTTAAGTGCTACGCTTATAACGTCTCCTTCCTTAAACTCAGGTGCCTTGAAACCAAACCCTACAGACTTACCACCCACCTTTACATTGTAAGACGTGAAGGCTTCGCCAGTCTTCTTGCTAATGCGCTCGTTGGCATAGATTTTTTCTACTGTAACATTGTTTAATACGTTCATTCCTTTACTCCTTTTTTAAAGTCACTGCTGTATGTGTTGATTAATGGTATTAGTTCTGGGTGCATAAAGCATAATCGCTCAGCCCCCTTGATTAATAAGTTTGTACAAATATCTAGTTCATCTGGTGTTGCATTCTCCTTGTATACCCTATGGAACTCATCCAGTTCTGTATCACTTAGCGTGGTTGTACACATAACAACAACACACTGGTTAATTACTTGCTTGCTCGTAGGGCGTGGCCCTTCTTGTCGTACAAATTTCAATCCCAAGTTACTCTCCTTCTTAGTGTGTCTCAGCCCAGTTATTCCCTATCTTACTCTCACCTGTGATAGGGCACTTAATACCTAGCTGCTTCCCAGCCAGTTCAAATGATTCGATGGATAGTTGAGCTACCTCCTCTGCAATCTCTGGTATACATTCAATCTGCCATTCATCATGGACGTGTAACACCATAGCCCATTCCTTACCCCACTCATAACCTCTCTCTATCATCTTGTCATACATATTGATAGTGGCTTTCTTAACAATCTTACTACCTGCTGATTGTAGTGTAGTGTTTGGTGCTGTATGGTCCGCGGTGTTCTCTAAAAGTGTACCATCCACAGCAATTAGATAGCCTCTCTTCTTACAAGCATTTACAATGTCGTCAGTTAATCTCTTCAGGGATGGCATACCATTGAACACCCTAGTTTGTAAGGCTTTACCTTCCTTGAACCCTCCGCCTAATTGTATCCCTGTGGCCTCTGCACCTTGTCCATAGAGTAGGGCATAGATTGCCGTTTTGGCTTCCCCTCTGGATGCTAATCCCATCATCTCCATATTCAGGATATGTACGTCATCACATGAAACAATTTTCCTTGCGTACTCACCCCCATCATAAGGCGCTAGGTAATGTGCAAGACAACGTAGCTCTAGGCTTGATGCGTCACTACCCACCAACACCATCCCCTCACTAGCCTTAAACAGTTGGCGGCATTCTCTACCCATGAAGGCATCCACACTAGGTATGTTCCCTAGATTAGGGTTAGTGTGCGTACATCTAAAGGTACGTGTGCCTACAGGATTGATGTTCCCGTGAAGCCTGCCCTTACGTACACGGTTAAGCCAAGCACTGTTACCTTCAGCCAGAGTACCTACTAATTTCTTAACCTTGAGTGCCTTGGCTAACACCTCACATATGGGGTAATTCAGGTTGGTAAGTACATCATCTGTACATGATGGCTGTCCACCCTTAGTGAATACCTGTGGTTTCCATCCATCTACTTCCTGTAGCTTCTCGCCTATCTGCTTAGGGCTATTGACATTGAATGGTTCCACCTTTCGTTTAATAACAGGTACCCCTGCCTTGTATCCCTTGGTTGAGTTGTCCCTCTTAGGGATGAACTCTTCTTCTGTCACCACGTCGCCAAAATGTTCCTGTAATACTTCCGTCAACTCGTCACGTTGGTTCTTCATGTCTATGTATAAGTCGACTGCCGCTGCCTCATCAAAGGCAACCCCTCTCTGGCATACCTTAGCTATGATGACAGCGAACCTAGTCTCTAATTCAAAGGCTTGCTGTGGAACTTTGTCAAAGTCAAACTGTTTGTACAACTCGTTAGTTACCTTGACATCCTGTTCACAATATGACTGCATGTTCTCATTCCACTCAGCCCAAGGATCGATACCTAAGTCCTTCATCTCTTTCTTGTAGTCACCCTTGTGCATGCCTAGACGCTGCCCCCATGCTTCTAATCCATGGCTACCCCATAAGTAGGGTGGTATCTTACGTCTCTTAGCGTCTTTCTCTTTAAGCTGCGGGTTGCATATCTTACTCAAGATAAAGGTATCATGTAGCTTGTCATCCTCGATATTGAAATCAGGGTACAGCTTCTGGATAGCGGGGATGTCAAAGCCGATTATGTTATGACCTATTAACAGGTCAGCAGATTGTAAGAGCTTAATACCACCAGCTATCTTGTCACCATATAGTGAGTGGAAGTCACCATTATCTAAGTCATACATACACAAGGAATGTATTGTGCTCATCTCATGGAGTAGCCCATCTGTTTCAATATCAAATATTAGTTTCATTAGAACTCTCCTTGTCCTGCTGGATCCATTACTGGTTTAGGCATCAACAAGCCCTTATCCAAATCGTAGTACACCTTAACAGTTTGTCCCGTATTAGAACCTTCCCGCTCTTTCAGTATACGTAGAGTGGTGGTGGTCTTCTCAAATAAATCCTCTGCCTGAGTGTTACGCTCTAACCCTATCACCGTGTCAGCCCAACGAGCTATCCCCTTGTTACCCCACATCTGGTTGAGGCTCACTCGTGCACCTTCCTCATGGCGTTGGTCTTTAGGTGGTGTTAAGTGTGATACTACATGCAAGGTAAACTTAAGCTCATGCACCATACTCACCATGTCCTTGACAGCTTCCTCTAAGCTCGTGCGCATGTCAGCCGCATCGGCTATCGCTGTTAGGTTGTCAAGATAGATACGCTTGATACCTAGTCCTGTCACCATGTAACGAATCTTTTCCTTCAGTACACTCCAGCTCTTTTCCCCTACGTGGTCATATAGGTAGAACCAATCGTTAAGGCTATCTACAGTGGCCCAGTATTTCTCCTTGTCAAACTTAACATCTGGTCTGTGGTAGATACACTCGTCCATCTTACCTGCTATGTAGGATATGAGCTTGTTCATGCTGGTCTCTAGGTAGATACCGCCTACCTTCTCACCTAACTCCTTCCTATCGTAGGCCATCTGTTGTGTCATGAAGTCTGTCTTACCTACGTTAGTTCCTGCCGCAATGATGATTAACTCCCCGTCCCTACGTCCGTAAAGATAAGCGTTAAGTACAGGGTTGAACCAGTTAGCTCCCCACACAGGCTCATCTGTGAGCTTGTCTCTGATATCAGCTATGGTAACAACACCATCTGGCCTGTACTCCTTGGCATTCCAGATAGCTTTGATTATCTCATCTGTTCTACCGGCTAGGAGCATCTCGTTTGCATCCTTCATTGGCAGCACAGCATTGAATGCTTTACCCACGGGCAAGGCTTCCATTGCTTTTTTAGCTGCTGTCTGTCCGGCTTCATCACTGTCAAACATTACAACAATCTCTTCGAAGCTTGAGATAAATTCTATGTTCTGTTTGATATACTTCGCTGCCGTACCTGCACCCATAGGCACACTAACCGTGGCCCACTTAAGCCCCTGCACTTGGGCTACAGTCATAGCATCTATCTCACCTTCTGTAATGACTAGCTTCTTGCCTCCCTTCTGCCATACCTGCTGCCCGAATAGTTGTACGTCTTTAAACTTCCCTCTAAATACAAAGTTCTTATCCTTGTCGCGTGTCTTCTGGGCTACCTTCTCACCATTCAGGTCATAGTAGGGTGCCACATGTACAAGGTTCTTGTAGTCATCCCTGCCTATACCGTAGTTAAACTTACGGCAAGTCTCTTCAGTTATACCACGGGTACCAAGCTCCTTGAACACTACATCATGTATAAGGGCAAGACTCTCCTTAACTGGTAGTCCTTCTATCATGGAAGCAGGCACTCTCTCGCTGTGTCCACAGCTAAAGCACCGGCTCCATCCTTCCTCATCCACGGCATAACACTTGTGGTGATGACACTTAGGACAAGTTTGATGTGTGATTACAAAGCCCATGACTATTCCTTATCAAGTAGTTGTTGTAACATGCTCTCGATTTTATCTAAACGTTTGTGGTAATCTGTTTCTTTTACTAATACTTTCTCTTTTTTCATCTCGTCTTGTCTTTGCTTAGCCATAGATACACAAGTGTCATATAGCTCATGCTCTTTACACATAACCTGCTCATATTCATTACCAAATTCACATCCAACCCTAAAGACACCTAAACCTTCAGATACTATTTCTAAATAGTTGTCTATTATAATTTTTTCAATATCATTCATCATGTCGTAATTTGTATCATCAATTTTCTTATTAGTTAGGTGGCAATAATTCCTATACTCCCTCGTTAACTCTGAACATTGCCAGAAAAGTTCATCTCTATCCTCGAAAGTAAATGAATTTTCAAAGTGATTTGAATGAATTAACTTATAATGTTCAAAAGGAACATCAAACATTACTGTTATGCAATCGTCATCAATCCCTTTAATAGGTTGTAAGATACTTAATCCATACTTAATGATAAGTTCTTGTAAGTTATTACGTTTATTCATCTTTAATACTCCTTGAAGTGTTCGTAATCTTCCCGTGTTGCATTGTCTGGGTGTATGTGTGACACAAAGAACTTCTTAATATCAAAGTAATCTATATCCCAGTCTAGACCATTTGGATTCAGTGTCATCTTAGGCTCAGGTTCAAGCTCTTTGTTGAGCTCATCGGCTATTGCCTTAGCACTAGATGCGAGGTGACATTCCCTCACCACTTCAAAGGTTGCCCCTACTTTCTCTAGTACGTACCATTTACGATACATAACTAATACCCCACTGGATAATCACTAACGTTGTCCCACTCACACTCGTAATTAGTAAGCTGGTACAACTCCACGTCTTGCTTGTGTTCTTGCTCCTTCTCAATCTCATCAAGAAGCATATTCACTATTTGGGTTTGATAGATATCGTTCATTTCTTCACTCCTTTGAAAAGTTCTAACAATTGTTTGAAAGAGAATGCACTTGTAAAATGTTTTATCCTCAAGTGGTGGTCTCTAAAGTACTGGCAACAATTAGGATGCTTGGGTATATCTAAGTAATATCCTAAGTTACTTTCCCACCCTTCCTTAACCTTCACCTTCTTGCCACAGTGAGGACAAGTTGCAGTGTCTCCCTTACTTACTACTTGCTCCACTACTGCTTCAAAGTTATGTGGTGTGCTACTTCCCGCCTTTGGATAAGTAACATATACATGCTGTTTAACTTGGAACATCATAGTATTCTTATCTTTCTTGGGTTTCATGCTATGCCTCCCTTGTTCCTTTACTTAAAAGGATACATCCATATCCTGATTTAACAACTCCGACCAGTGCTATTAAGCTAAGAAATTACCTTTCTTGTCAAAATCCTTAACATTATTAATCGTTTGCCTTATCTTATCTATGTCCAGCTTAGCTTCATGTAAAGCAATAACACCTTCTGCGGCTCTACAGAAATCATTCCAGAAATCTATAGAAGGCATATGCCCAGTCTTGTCACCTTTACATACCACCTCCACCATCTCTCTATACTTGTCCGCTAGCTCTTTGCTTCCTAACTCTTCCAGCCTGTCGGCCAGCTTCAATAGGTATTCAGCTTTCATTATTGCTAGGTCATTCATATTAGTGCCTTACTCTGCTGTTATAACAAGATGGGAATACAATATCCCCTTTGCGTATCAAGTCGTTCACCACCTCATAGGTTACATTGAACAACTCTCTACTATCCTCACTCCAGATATCTACTGTGTTACTATAAAGCACTACTACTTGATAAGTGTGTCTTAACATGTTCATAACACTGGCCCCCTGAATTCTACTTCCTTAACAACTGTGTCCATGTAGTTGTTACCTTCAAGTGTTAATTTATATTTACCTTCACCCCACAGGTAACATTGTATTTCTAGGTGATTTATTAAAAATTCTCTAAGCCCACCATCATGATGATGCCCTACCGAGTAGCCCAAAAACTCCTCAAAACACCAGAATAAAATCTCTTGTTCATCTTCTACATTGAGATAAGTAAGAGAGTATGTCTCCTTTATCCCTTTAACAATATACAAATCTACTCTCATGGTACTATCCTCTGAAATCCACGTCGGTAAGTTCCCACTCTTCACTGTCATATTCAGTTTCAGGTGTATATAAGATGTCTAGTCTGTATTCACCCTCTTCTTCAGTGCTTGAATCCCAGTTCAACTTATCCTCTAGGATGTACTCCAAACCTCTAGAAGATACTTCCAACAATACCATCTTCTCGAATTGGTCTTCATGCTCCTCATCACCAGTTGGTGAATAAGACCACATGTTTGTAAGTGCTACCGTATCGGCAAGCCCTACTGTCACTGCCATTACTAGTTTCATGTCTTAATCCTCTATCCTAGTGAGTGAGGTAATCTGGTAGTCACCTCGGTCATATGTAGCTGTCAATAAATAATCACCAGCTCGTAAAGATGATACTGGTAGCTCAAGGTGACGTAACATCCAGTACTCAAGGCTAAATTTCTGATAAGTAAATAGGATTGCTTCTTCCATTAACTTCCTAGCATCACCACAACTATCATCGGTATAAATGCTGTCTAAAAGAACCTCTCCTAAATCTTTTTCAAATCTAATTTCTATGTTCATACCCAACCTCCGAATCCGAACAACACTTCACACAATGCCGACCCAAATGCAAATGCAGCAAATCCAAAGAATGTAGTAGTTAGTGCCAACCACGCCCCGAATATCATTGTTCCAACGATGTTTGCTAACGTTTCCATGTCTTGTATCTCCTTTGTTCTCATGTTTTAACTATGGCACAAGAATAGAGTACTGCAAATATTTTTTCACTGGTTGGATGAGTGGTATAAGTTACTGACTTATGGACAAAAAAAAAGTGTAACCATTTAAGATTACACTTCAGAGATTTTGTAACCTTATTTGATTACAAAGACAGGAAGGTTTTGTTCTTGAGGTCATAGAACATCTCTTGCTTAGCCTTCTCAGTCAGCCTGATAGCATCGTGAATGTCAAGGACGGGTTTTAATATCGTGAGGTGATAGGTAGCCTCTTCCTCATCGAGGTATCCTGATATGAACAAGTGTGGGTTGTGAATAGTCTCAGAGCTAAGCACAGCCATGAACACTTGCAATACAAAGCTGTCATTCTTCCCTTCCAGTGCAAAAGATAGCTGACTGTGATAGGGGGTGAGGTATCCCTGATGGAATTTAGTTGTGGCATCCTCACCATATAAGTCAACGATGAACCCATCTGGGTGGTCTTCAATTATCTGATGTAGGTGCATTGTCTTGTTCCTCTTTCCATCTCATGACCTCTAATATATTCCTGTAAGCCATGTCTATGATTCTGGCATCTCTTGTTTCAATGGCTTCTGACAGATAACCTTGCGCTATCATTGGATCACACAAGAGTTCTCTATGCGTTATCTTAACATTACGACTCATAACTATCCTCCATATACAGCTTATCCATAAAGCTTAGTACATCTATCAGAGTTATGCTTATAACATTTTGTTATATACATATAGTAATAAGTTATAATGTCTCACAACCGGATAACCATTTGTACTCTTCCTCTTTAGCAAGACGTGCTTGGTAGGCCTCTTCTTTGGTATCAAAGAATCCTAACTTTGTTGTCTTGTAGTTCTTGGTTATGTAGGCTCTCCACTTACCTATGTTCTTCTCAAACGTCACACCCTTATAACCTGACGAGTTTGCCTTTGACCTCTTAGAGTTCTGTAAGTTTTGTGCATGAGATACCACACGTAGGTTAGATAGCCGGTTGTCCTGCTTGTTACCATTGATGTGGTCAACAACTAAAGTTTTGTTCGGCATCTTACCGTACACATACAGATATACTAACCTGTGGGCTGCATACCTCTTACCTTCTATACTCAACTGTACGTGTCCAGCAGTTGTGGGCCTACCTGCTACCTCACCCTCTACTGCCCTTGAGTACTTACTCTTCTTCCATTTAAACAAACCTGTCTTATGTGAGTAGGTTACTCTTTCCTTTAAAAACTCTTGTGTAATCATAGTGTGCTCCTTAGCTGTATATATCTAATGTTACTCGACACTTGTACAGTTGTCAAGGAAGTGAAAAAAATTTATCGGGTACTTTACCTTCAATCCTATATGTACCAAGGCCTACAGGTGTACTAGTTAAAAGTACTGTTTTTATTTACAGTATTGACAAGATTTCAATAACTGCCATACTATTGGGGGTTAAGGGGGGTATCACAGTGAGCTGTTAAGCGAGCTGTTGGGGGGTTGGTGAATATGATTAGCGTATAAGCTAAGAATATGAACCCTTCGAATGATGGCTAGAGGATGTGCCTCCAAGGCAAACATCCGATAAGACAGAAAGAGAAAACAAGTAGTATTTAAACAAGTAACATGTACACTCTTTAACACTTCTTAAACACATTTCTTTAACATGTACACATATTAAACATGTATAAACATTTAACATGTTATATCGCATTTAACTACTCATTAAATGCTCTATGTAAAACAACCACTTACATTAAAACACAATACTTGTCAACATATGTTTCACATTCCCTTGTAAAATACCTATTCTACTACTATACTTAAAGCTTGATCCAAACAAAGCAACAACAAATCATTTCATATGTGGGAATCAATTCAATGGCATTTGGTAGACCAACTAAGTACAATCCAGACTATTGTGAGCAGATTATAAAGTTCTTCAATCGCACTCCATTTACAGCAGTCTTAGACCAAGATGGAAACCCTTGCTTTGACAAGAATGGTAAGCCTGTACTTATGCCTTGCGCTCTTCCTACGCTTAGCGGATTCGCTATCTCCATCGGAGTTCACCAAGAAACATTACTCAATTGGACTCATAAACATGAAGACTTTTTCGAGGCTTATAAACTAGCAAAGACAATGCAAGAGGAAATCCTTGTACAGAATGGATTAGCTGGTAATTATGAGAAGGCATTTAGTATCTTCCTCGCAAAGAACATCACAGGAATGAAAGATTACAAGCAGATTGAAATACAGAGTGGCGAAGATATGCACAGTGCTAAAACGTTACAGACAACTAAGAAGCCTGAGAAGCAATGGACAATAGAGTTTGTTAACGCTGAGCAACCTAAAGCAATTGAAAACAATACAGAGGACAAATGATGGCTAAGAAGATGACCAAAGATGAAGCAATAGATGTTTACCTCGAGATAATGAGTCAGGCAGCTAAAGTAGTGATTGACAATGAGCTGTTAGTGATTGGTGGGCCTGAAGAGACACGTGTTCCTTTCCAATACAAAGGCTCCAACTACTTCATATCGTTGTATGTGGATTACGACAGAGACACAGGGAGTGTACATTAATG